CGACTTCAAGAGGCGCTGTGCAGTGAACTGAAGCTGCGGAGGAATGATGAGCTTCATGCCACGGAGAGCGACCTTGAGACCACGTTCGTCGATGAACAAGGAGATATCAATGAGAGCCTGCTCAAGCGAGGTTTCATTGAGGTCAGCTTGCGTCGAGAGCGTGTTCGACCAGTTGCCACCCATTGCAGTTGGGTGAGCTGAGTTCACCAACGATACGCCGTCGCCGCCTGCATATGAAGACGAGAAAGCGTTGTTGAGAACAGCGGCAGCCTTAACTTGCTTGGTGTTCGACATTGAACGGGCCAAAGCGCGTGTATAGCGAGCCGACAACTTGTCGTAGAGGTTGTCTTCCACAGCTTCTTCCGTGATGGCGAATGCAAGAGCAATCGTCTCATGGGTGTAGCGAGCCGTGAAAGCTTCGCCAGCCTGATCGTAAGCGACGGCAGCGCCTTCGCCCTTCACAGGGGCTTGTTCGAAGCCATAGAGCATAACTTCTTCTTCGAACGCACGATCTGAGTTCTCCGTATCGAAGATTTCAGCGTGTTCGTTGTCGTAGCGGTTGTACTCAAGGCCAAAAAGAGCATTAAGACCGGGCTCAAGCTCTTTGAGGAGTTGTGAACGGGTAATTGCCATTGTCCATTACTCCTTAGACGCCAGCGCCTGTGCCGTTAGCACAGTAGCGATAGAAGTGGTTGTTAAGCTGAACGATGGCAATGCGGCCAGCAACCGACGGATCCGAATCATTCGGCGTATCAACAAAGCCGAGGATGCGGAGGTTGAGGGTGTTGGTCGTGTTTACCGTCGAAACCGCGAGTTCTGCTGAGGACAAGCCAGAGGTCGTTGAACCCGAGGTTGCTGAGGCGAGGTTCGCGTTAGCGTGAATGATCGAATCAGCCGCTGCTGCATCGCAATTGATTGCGAAGGTTGCATCAGGGTCAGAAATGATCGTTGCCGTTGCTGCGGTGTTAGCCTTAACAGCGGCTGTACCGGGCCAATACGGCGACCAGCGGGGCTTGCCCGTGAGGTCGATGTAGTTGCAGCCCATGAAAACGCCGAGAAGCGGAACAGTACCGCCATTGGCATTGCCGACGATGTCGATCATGCCGTTGGCAAGCGGAATAACAGGGGTGCCCTGATAAATAACGCTTGAAGTACCAGCCGTCGAAGCCGTCTGAATGTTGTAGACGACGTCGCCGGTTGAGTTCACACCGCTTCCAAGCATACGATACGGACGAAGTCCGAACGCGGCATCTGTATTTGCCATTGCTTAGATCCTTTGTTCAGGAGGTTCTAGGACCTCCAAACGTGACACGGGATTGCCGCTCAGGTTTCTGAATCGGCATGTTAGGGTTGTTTTCACGCATCAAATCATTATCCACGGCAGTGATTTGATCACTGGACATCCGGCGATAATACGCGTTGCGTTGTTCAACCAATTCCTTGGGAATACGCGCCAGAACCAGACCACCAACTGCAATCACTCCGGCATGTTTGCCGTCCTGAATGCTCGGGAGGTCGTCCCGATCTGGGTATTCATCTGCGCGAACAAGTTCATAGCCTTCGCGTAGGCGAGCGGACATATTTTTCCGGTCATCAAACCCGTTGGTTTCATAACGAATCCAACGGTGAACAAAGCCCTCCGGAGGAGGTGGTGCGTCCAAGGTTGACGGGGGCCGCCAAACTTTGGGACGTTCAGACTTGGTGCGGGTATCTTCAGCGCGTGTCGGACGAGTCATTATGCTCTCTCCTGTACGAGCTTCAGTTGCCGTTTGTAGTCATCATAGCTAACACCAAGACGGCGCGCAATATTTTTTTGCGTTTCCGACAATTCGATGTCGCCATTGGACTTCTTCACCTGCGAAGGACGGGCTGAAGCTACTGTTGGTGACGGGGGTTTCTTTTGGGTAAACTTGTGCGGGAACTCTTCACGCAGACGCTTATCCAATTGCTTGTAGTAAGTATCGCTAGAGGGGCTTACCCCTTCAGATAACAACTCGTCATGGATGGCGTAGGCCGCCGATGTCATGACACGGTCTTGAAGGAACCACTTGTTCCGTTCCGCCCACTCCTCTGCTCGCTTGTCAGGAACAGCACGTGGGGCAGGCTCCGGAGGTAGGTTCTTTTCAGGCTTGGCCTCTTCCTCCTGAACGCGGTAAGCCCTGTAGTTACGAAGGCGCTCACGCTCGGTCTCAAGTTTGACCAAATCAGTCTGAAGCTGGACCTGCTTTTCCGTGTCACCCTGCTCAACCGCAAGCTTAAGCTTGTCCCGAAATAGTTGTTCTTGGGTGTTTAATCGGGTTTCAGCTTCAGTTTCAAAGCTTTTATTGAGGGTCTGCTCACGCTTTTTAATCGTGTCAAGCTCGGCCTTTACGGCCTTGGCATACTCCAAAGCTTCCTGTTCGCGTCTCTCAGCTTCCCTTGTTTTATAGGTCAGCTTATTGATTCGCTTTTTGACGGTCTCACTATAACTAGAAAGTTCGTCATCTTCGGAATCTTTATCTGAAGAGGCTTCAACCTCTCCACCAGAGGCAGCCTCTACCTCTTCTTCCTTGGATTCAGACTCAGTCTCCTGAGCCTCCTCCTCAACGACTTCTTCTTTTTTGTCTTCTTCATCAAGCATGAATCACTCCATGTTGCGCTTAGACGTGCAGGACGTCAGCGGGGTCTAAAATGGTAGCAATAACTTCATCATCATTGATGATCCGGACCTCGCCACCTTCGATCCGAAACCTTGTGCCCGCATAGCGGCCAATCATTACCCAATCCCCCTTCTTGCACCACGGGCCGGATGGGAACTTATCCTTGTCAGCATATGTCTCAGGGCCCATAGCCAGCACATAGCCGACGACGGTCGCTAAAGAATTACGCTCAATCGTCTCATCGGCCAGAAGAACTCCGCCCTTTGACTGCTTTGATCCACGATACGGGAGAATAAGAATGCGCCAACCGGTTGGCTGCGGCATACGTTCCAAGAGAGTTGTGGGGAGACGTGTGGGGTCTAGGACCCGATCTTCTTCCTTCACATAGGTGTCAGTGACGTCAATTGCAGACGAGACTTCTTCCTTAACTTCTTGTTTCTTTTCAGGTTTTTTAGCTTTTAACTTCTCTTTTTCCCGCGCCTCAGCGACGTGGGTAGGTAGAATCAGTCCACTCATCTTCTGTCATGCTCCGTTTTAGCAGAGAGCGTATATGCTCCTCCACGGATACATAGGCTTCATATTTTGATCGAAGCTTTTGATATGCCGGGAAGTCAGGTACAACGCCCTCTGTCATTTGTACCCGAAGTTCTTCCGTCCGTTGACGGATGAATTTTAACGTGCTGTCAGCAAGTTGAAGTCCGTCCACGGACTATTCCTTTAAGGTTTACCGGGCTCTGTATGCTTGTGCGCCGAACCAAAATAGTAAGACAATACAAGCATTAAGGCCCCATCCAGAGTTCCCAAAACTCTAGCAATCAATTCCCTCATAGAAGCGTCAATGACATTGTGCAACAAGAACCACTGCACAATCCCCCATGACATGACAATGACAACAGCCAAGACACGTGGTGTCCAATCATGTGTCATGATCGCCATTTTGCGGGCGCTGTCACGGTCAGATGCAGCGATACGCTCCAAATCAATATCCAAAGTTTTCATTTGGACTTTGAAGTCTGCATCAATCTTTTTAAGGGCTGCAAGTTGATCCGCTGTCGGATTAGCAAGAGCCGTCTTAATGTCGTCTTCGGTGGCATCTTCGTGACCAAATAAAGCTCCTGACAGGGCCTTAACCGCCATACCAGCAACAGGGCCACCAAGAGCCGTAGCAATCGTTGGTGCAACTTGACCGATCAGAGGTCCAAAAGTTTTGAGAAGATCCATCACTTGCCCTCCGTTACTTTTTCAAGAATGCGGACGCGCACCGACAGTTCATTGATCTTGCTGGTCAATTCATCACGCAACTTATACCGCGCCTCAGCAGAAACAGGGCTGTCCGTCGGAACGCCTTGCGGTGTGATCAACATAGGCATCTTGCTTTCAAGATCTTGAACCTTCATGTTCAACGTGCTGATCTGTGTAAGCAGCCAGCCAATCGCCGCTACTAAGACGGGGAACAACATGTTAATCACTTTGCTGAAATCAAAATGTTCCATCAGTGCGTCACCATAAGAATTAGCCCAACAACACCCACAGCAATAATAAGCCCACCAACAATGCTTCCAACAAATATTGCATCTTTGCGGGCTTCTTCCATCTCTTCCGCATGTAACCGTGCTTGACGGGCAGCTTCTCTTTTCATCTCAGCAACCTGCTTTTGAATGTAGTCCCAAGCGTTTTTCCCATGTTGGGAAATAAACAGGTTCTTTGCATCAAGAGCCAATTGATTAGCTTTGGCCTTGGCGCTGTAAAGCTTCATCGCCTCAGCTTCAAAGTCTTCAGTAGATTGAAACAGACGTTTCTTTCGTGGCAGCGAAACAAGCTGCACGACCTTAGCAACCTCTGACATAAGATTGCTGACACGGTGCGCCGTATCTACAACATCCTCACCTGCACTAACCGCAGACTTCAAACCGTTGTAGATCGCGGTAGCACCGGCCAGAATTGTAAAGGGATCCATTACCGAACTTTGAACATTTGACCGCGAAGCATTGCGCCAAAGCCACGAACGCGCATTTCACCCTTGGGTGGTGCGCCCGGAACAGAAATGGTTTCTGTTTTACGGAAAGGGACAGTGCCCTGACCTTCAATTACCTGCACCATGTCATCGACTTTAGGGGTCTTTGTCTTGGCACTCTTAATCGGATACGACATCTTAATCTCCTCTTCTACGTCCGTATCTACGGAAGTATTCATCGTCAGAAAGATTAGCGTCGCTAGAACCTTCCGACCTGCCACCAAACAACGAGGCGATACCCTGCCCCAATCCGCCGAAGACTGCTTCGCCAAGATCCTTTACGTAGTAATCTACTACAGGACCCTGCCCAAAGTCTACGATACGGGACCTAACCTTGCTCGCATCGCCGCCAGCAAACTCATCCGCATATTGTTGTTTTGCAAAACCTATTTCCGCTTCGGGGTAAGTAGATGTACGCCCCTGCGATTCAAGCTGCGATATGCGACTACTAGTATCAAACAAACTGCCAAGCCAATCCCCGAAGGTCTGTGGACTCGACGACGCTGCTTGCGCCGCCGTTTGCTGCCCTCCCGGCACAGCAAATCCACCCGTCTCAGTCGCACCCAGTTGTTGAGTGGCAGGACTTCCCCGATATATGTCAGGAGAGCCCGCTTCACGGTAGGATCTTGTGACAGGGGTCGGCATTGGAGCCTCTTTTGCTTGAGCCGGTGTCACAAGTAGCGACTCAAGCGTGTCAGCAAACTTTGCAGGCGCTGACAGGGCAGCCTTTGCAATGTCAGCCGTCGTTTGACCTACGCCAGTGAAGACATCCGACAATCCAGCCAGCAATGTCTTCGGTTCTGTCGTTTGCTTCTGATAATACGACGTCATCTTGCCAGTGAACTGGCTGGCAGGAGCATCAGGATCACCGCCATTGTTAATAATCGCACGACGAGCCGCATCGATGTTTCCACGGTACGCCGGAGCGAGGGCTTCCGCCGCCGAAGCGTTCGGATTTGACAATAGTGCCTTTGCTCCAGCGATCCCTTGGTTGTAACCAAGCCCGATTTCACCAGCAGTCGGCTGTCTTCCAAGCGTCGAACTCAACGATCTTGAAATATCGGCAGCATATTTTGTTGCAGCCTCAGCAGATTTCTCAAAATCAAGTCGATAATCAAAGCCTTCGCCTACAAGACCGTAGGCTGCCCCTGTTTTTGCATCAAACTGGAACGGTCCAGATGGTCCAGAGCGCAAAGTAAAGGCGTTTTTCGCGTTTCCGTACCCGCTTTCAGCCCCATAAAGCTTCAAAACCGTGTTCGGAGGTACTTTTCCCGCCGTTTCAAGCTGAGAAATGTAGTCCTTGGCCGTTTCTGGGTCAGAATATTTCTGAAAACTCGTCCCGTATGAAGGTCCAAGGTCCAAGGGCCGCACACCTGTCTGCGCCATCCCCTGTTCTGAGCCAAAGAACGGCACATTTGTGCCAGCCGGTGTCACGTCAATCGTCGGAGTTGCGATATTCGGAGACCGAATTGGACCCGGAGCTTGTGGAACATAGGCCGCAGTCCCCTGAGAAGGGAACTGATTCAACATAATCGACGGCATACCGAGCGATTGCGGACTTACCGTGTAACTACCCATATTAGAAAAGAACGGAGCACCCCCTTGAGGGATATTGATACTCGGAACTTGGCCTCCAGATGCAGGAAAATACATCTGAGCCGCGCCACCACCCTGAATAATCGATGGGCTTCCAAAGTATGCAGGCGCTCCCGGACCACGACCACCGGCTGATTCGGCAGGGGATTGTGGACGTGTGTCAGTGACATTCGAACCTCGGCCCTGTGATTCCCAAGCACTCGGCCCCGGACCAGCAATGCCACCGCCACGGTCTACGCCATATCCGCCACCACCGCCTACGGAGCCGCCACCACCCGTGCCAAAGCCGGGTGTGTCACCGGCACGTGGATTGAAATTCGCACGATCATTCCACGTATCAGCCATTATTGCCTCGCCATCCGATTAGCCGCGACCCGTTGCATCGCCGTATTGGCACGGAGCTGTGCAATGTCCTCATTGGACTGCAAACGCTCCTGATCCTGCCTTGCTTTTTGAAGCATCTTTTGCTGCTCCAAAGCGACCTTTTGTTGGTCGTTCTCAGCTTTGTTCTGGATGTCTTGCGCCTTCAAAGCCAAGTTCTGCTGTTGGATCTGGATCAACGGATCTGGGCCCTGTTGCGGAGCAAGTTCAGGCATCAACTGAGCAAGCATCATCGCCTCAGCCTTAGCCACCTCGACTTCCATCTCATGCGGCTGCAACATAATGTTGATGCCCTGCTGCTGCATCTGCAACACGACTTGCTGCTGTGCAGCCAAGGACAGATGTTCGAGCACGTGGGACAGAAGAACGCCATACACCGCCGGTGAAGCCATCAGCAAAGGCAGCTTCATAAAGCCGATATGCGTCTGGATATGGGCAATGTGATCCTGATCAGGGAACACCTTCAAAGGTTGACCCCCTGACGGAATGACCAAGGACCGAGCATTTTCAAGCGCGGGACTTTCAGGAACAGGCTTCGGCGGAGGAGGCAACACAAGGTCAACATCCGTAACACCCAACGCCGAATACATCCGACGATACGCCTCATACATATTGTGCATCTGCGGAGCCTGCTGGGCGAGCTGCAATTGCTGCTGCGCCAGCGTGATCCGCTGTGTCATCGAAAAGATGTTCGGATCGCTTACAGGGATGACATCAACGCGACCGTCGAAGTCCTGAGACTTGATCGATACGTCCGCGCCTTGGACCTCGTAAGGATATTCAGGCGGAAGATACTCAGCAAACACATTTGCAAGAAGCTTCAGCTCCTGCATCTGGGCAAAGTGCATCCGCTTGTGGACCGCTGACATGACACGCGAGCCACGCTCCAAAAGCGCAATCGTCGTACCAACAGGAAGCTCTTGGTTGGATTCACCCATTCCAAGGTCCGTGGTCCCAATAAATTTCTCCGCCGCCCCAATACAAAAGCCAAGCAACTGGAACAGAGTCGCTGACGGCTCCTTATAAGGAAGAGGTAACAAAGATTGCTGTAAGTCGCCGCCCGGAGCATCGACATCTCGCCACTCGCCCGGTTGAATCGGAGTTTGGTCCTCGATCCTCAGACCTCGGGCCTTGAAACCGGCAGGCAGGTTAGCAAGAGTGCCTGCATCAATGAGTTGGCGCAATATAGAGGTAGAAGCGCGACTGAGATTCCCAAGAAGATGAACGAGTCCAAATCCATAGAAGCCGAGGCCGGGGAGGAACTTGTAGTGGACGAAGAACTGGCGCTTGCGCTTTTTCTCATCGTCCTCTCTCCAGTTACGACGGATCGACAAGATCTTCATCGAATGCTTTTCGTATGTCACGACATACGGGATATGGAGACCGGTCTCTAAACCGTCTCCGTCCTTGTCCTCAAAGCCCTCAATATCAAGATAGCAATGGCATTCATGCAGCGTATATTCCGCCGGTTCGTCGATCTCCTCGACACCCGTCGTCTTATCAATGCGCTGCTGAATCTCGTCAGTGTCAGTGCCACCGGGATTTCCAAGGTCGATGTCACGATAAAAGCCGTTAACCTGAAGACGCTTCAACTCATTAGGTGAATACTTCAAGACGTGCGTGACACGCTCTGCTGTCAAAAGATCACGGGCCGCATACGGAACAATCAAGTCCTTCGGCTGGATATACGGGCTCGTCGCACGACCAAGATAGTCATCATAATAGACCTTCTTGAACATCGATCCGCCATAGCCCAGCATATAGAGCATCTGATCGAAGTCCGGATCATACTCTTCCATAACTTGCGTGATCTGATAATTCATGAACGTCTTGACGCGCTCGGCCTGCGCTTCACGTTCCGGTGTCACCTTTCCGATGATCGTGGTCCGAACAGGGCCACCCGGAGGTAAAAGTTCCTTGTATGCCTGAGCTTGGAACTGGGTGACCGCTTCATTCAGGATTGGATGCGTGACACCGGTCGCGCCATCAAACGGCTCCGTCCGGTCTTCATACGTCAATCCAAGAAGGACCATGCCCTTCTCGTAAACCTTCTTCCACTCGTCGCGGCTGCGGTCGTCGTCAGTGATTAAATCATCTAGGTCCGAGGCAATTCGATGAAGGACCTTCTCAGGGAGAAACTCTGCAAGGTTGGCTGAAAACTCCATAGCCTCTGTATTGTACTCAGCCTCATCCTCCATTTCTGGAGCTTCTTCTTCATCGGCCTCTTCCATTTCAGGGGCTTCCTGAGCAAGGAGATCCTCAAACTCGTCCGAATCAGACATCTTTTCTATATTATTGAAAGGGGACTGAGCCATCAGTAGTAGATCCTTTTCATTTCCCGTTCGACACGCTCAACAACCATATCCTCGGGGTGTGTTAAAAACCCACCCTGTCTGAATCGCATCAGAGCTTGTGTCGCGGCGTCACAGTGGTCGTCGTGTTCCCCGAATGGGAACGCAGCCATTTCCTCTATGACCTCTTCAGCCCAAGATGTTTCAGGATACCACACCATACCCGCTTCGAATAGTGGGGCGACCGAGTTCATACGAGCGTGCTTATCATTACCTCGACTCGGTGTAAAATTCACAACCGGAATACCCGAGGACCGAAGTTCTTGGGTCAAGGGCAGACCCGCCGCCTTCGCTTCGATCAAGATCACTTCAGGGTCCCAGTACTTGTTTTCCTCAAAAGCAATCCGCTTCAGGTCGGGGAACTCCCACCTACCCTTCTTGGCATCAAGAAGGATCACATTCGGGGACCCGCCCTCGTTTGGGTAGAAAACCCCCCACGTCTGAATCGATGTAAAGTCAGCGGTCCGAGTTTTCAGGAACGCGGTATCGTAACTCTGCATGACATAATGGAGTCGCGGTATGTCGTCCTTTTTCCAAGGTTTCCACCACTCGCGCTTGATAATTGCAGCCGTGTCAGATGTCGGCTTTTGCATATACTGAGCATTCCACTGTGTCAGCGGAATCGAAGCTCTGATCTTTTCAAGCTCTTCAATCTTCCAGTATTCCGGCCAGAGTGCCGCGCCACTGTCCAAAATTGCCGGAAGTTCGATGACCTCCCACTGGTCAGCCTTTGGGTCCCTCGCGGCCTGTTTCAAAAGACGTGCTGTGAGGTCGTTCTCCCCCCACCGTGTCATGACCAGAATGATCGCACCACCCGGCTGAAGGCGCTGTCTAGGTCCTGAAGTATACCAATCCCACGCATTTTCCAGCGCCGTAGGCGACATAGCATCCTGTTCTGAATGAGGATCATCCACGATGAACAGATCAGCACCGCGACCCGCAATGTTACCGCCCACGCCTGCCGCGTAGTATTCCCCGCCATCATCCGTCTCCCAACGATATGCCGCCTTTGAATCCGACCTTAGTCGAACATCAAACAGGCCCTGATATTCCTTTGTCTCCATGAGGTTCTTGACCTTACGACCAAACCGGATCGACAGGTCAGCCGTGTGGGTCGCCTGCATGATCTTCATGTTTGGCTTTTTGCCAATCATCCAAGCAGGAAACAGATAGCTGGCAAACTCCGACTTTGTATGACGGGGCGGCATGTTAATAATCAGCCGCTTCAACTCGCCACGAGCAACGGCCTCAAGCTTCTCGGCCACCATTCGATGATGCTTTCCCCCAATAAAGGAGGGCCACATCATAGCTACAAAATCCATGAAGTTTTGTTGGGCTTTGTCTTGATGTACAAATTCTTCAGCTCTGCCCATAAGCGCCGCAAGTCTGCGGAGCTTCTTGGTCTTCTCGTCTTCTACAAGCACTACTTAGCTCTCCAAGCTCGATTCTTTGAGCGTGACATGACACGAAGGTTTGAGCGAGCATTCGATCCGCCCGATCTCACCGGCTTAATGTGATCTACGTCTTTTCCGTCGCCCTTGGTTACAAGGCCCGCTTTTGCCATTTTCCGCCGAGCTTGGTTACGCAAAGTGCGCTTCTTGACGTTTTCAGGCGTGGCATTGTATCCACGGTCCATCTTTCGGATTTGTGAAGGAGTTCTGTGTGAAGAAGGATCCCGCTTCTCTTGTTTCACGTGAAACCCCTTTTTGTGTGCCAACAGGATTAGAAGTAGACTTATACGACATTGCACGGTTCTTCAGCAAGGTGTCAGTAGATCGGCAAGACCGATGTTGGGAATGGAAGGGTGCCTTCGTTACTGACGGGTATGGAACCTTCCACGTACTTGGCAAACATTACCTTGCCCACCGCTTCAGCTATATGTTGGCTAATCAAGAGATAGATTCGGACACTATTGTCCGGCACAAGTGCGATAACCGATGGTGTGTAAACCCATTCCACCTAGAGTCAGGGACCCACGCCGACAATATGTCAGACCGTACAATGCGGGGGCGTACGCCGAGGGGGCCCCGTAACGGAAATGCAAAATTGACCGAAGATGATGTCCGTGCCATCCGGAAAGATACTAGATCTTCGTCAAAAATTGCCGCCGACTACGGAGTCGGCAGCGACACTATCAGACGGATCCTGTCTCGCCAAAACTGGAGATACCTTGCAGACTAGTGGTAGTCCTGAAGGTCAACATCAATAATTGGCTCGTCCGTGTCATCGTCCGTGACAATGTCACCGATCTCAATCGCTCGGTCGCCGTCGATCATCAGGACCGGCTCATCAAAGGCGGCGTAGAACTTTTCTAGGTCCTCTTCCAGCTCTTCAATGGTATTTCCCATCGGGGCCATGTTGGCCTCGGTCCAGAACTCAATCTCGTCGTCGTCACCGTAGTAGACTTCCTTGATTGCGTAGATGTCCTCTTCCAAAGGGCTGCCGCCGGGGATCAAGAAGACGCGATAGTTCCATGTCATGACAGCCTCCTATGCTCGATTTTTTTATACTACCACGGGGTGCCGGGGACCCAAAGCCGTTTTGCTCGTAGGGGGGTCGGCGGACTTTTTTGCGTTGCTCACATACCCTGAAAAATCGGGATAATAGGACAATCTCTGCGGACGCGGGCCCGATAAAGGGGGTCCGAGGTCCGTGTCACGATGTCATGTCACCTTGAAAAGTGGGCAAGGGACCCGCTG